ATCATCGGCACCGGATCGAACAGGAAGCCGATGCGACCGCCGGGCCGCACGCTCTGCACGTCGGCGCCGCGCGAGCCGTCGACCACGGTGAGCGTCGGACTGACGCCTTGCCGGGCTTCGACGCGGCGCCGCGCCTCCAGCGCGACGGCGATATGGCGCTGTCGCTGGAACTCGCGGAGGCTCTTGCCGACCGCCGCGATGCCGGCTGTTGTCAATTCGCGGGCCATATCAACCCCGGAGCTGGAGATCCCACGCATACGGCGCGTCGCCCTGATAGATCGCCGTCGCCGTCTGCACGGGGATCGATCGGCCTTCAAACGTCGCCCGGTCGCCCGCCTTCGGCGCGTCCGTCATGCCGGCCGCATCGAGCGCGGCCTGCAGGATCACGAGCCGGCGATCGCCGACCTGGACGCCGCCCATGATCTCGTTCGCGGCATAGCCGGCGACGGCGGCGCGGACCTCGTAGTCGCGCGCGAAGTCGAAGGTCACGGCCGCGCCCGCTGCGGCATCCTGCGCCAGCGCCGGGCTGATCGGCACGTTGACGAACTGGTTGGCGCTCGCCTGCACGTCGGCGGTCACGACGTAGCGCGTGCCGTCGCCCGCGATCGTGAGCACATCGCCGGCCACCAGCTTGCCGACGGTGAAGCCGGCGCGGATCGAGACGGCATTGGCACCCGCCGCCGCATTCGCCGCGATCGTGAAGCCGCTGCCCTGCGGCGGGTTCTGCGTCGCCCCGCTGCCCGTCACGCTGCGATAGGCGATCAAGGCGCCCCACCCCACTTCGAGCGCCCAGAGCAGGCCTTCGGCGTCGCGCTCGACCGGCTGCACGCCTTCAACGGTGAACGTCTCGGCGCCGACTGCGAGCGTGCCGCCCGCAACGGGGTTCGCGATCTCGGCGCGGCGCACATGGAAGCAGACGCGATCGACGACGACCCGGATCGGGCCAAGCATGAGCGACTGCCCGCCGCCCTGCCGGATGGCACGGCAAGCCACGGGCGCGCCAGCCGGCGGTGTGTACGTCGCCGCAGCGCCGCGGAGGGCGAAGAGCTGGCGGAGGTGGGGAGAGAATTGCATTCGGGGAAAGCGCGCCGGGCGACGCTAGAGCCGCCCGGCGCTCTCCTGGTCGCTCAGGATCAGGTCTTCGTCAGGCGCCGCAGCGAGCGCGGACGCACGCACAGCGTCAGCGGGTTCGACTGCGCCTCGACCGTCGCCCGGCGGCTGGTCTGCTTCTCCGGCGGCATGAAGGCGTGCACCGGCAGGCCCTTCATGTTGGTCATGCCCATGATGTCGGGCGGGCCGAAGAGCATCTGGAAGAGACCGGGCACGCCGAGCGCGAACAGGCGGGCCTCGTCCGTGCCGATGCCGACCGAGCCGTCCTTGGTGCCGCGGTAGTTGACCCAGGTGATGCCGCCGTACTCGATCGACGAGAACGCCTGGTTCTTGCCGAACACGTCGGATTCCCGGCCGGTGTCGCGGTTCTTACGCGCGGCCTTGACCTCTTTGTTCGAGTAGACCTGGTCGTAGTAGTTGTCGCCGCAGAAGGCGACCGGGCGCATCGTCGCGACCGGCAGGCCTTCCAGCTCGCGCAGCATGTCGCGCTTCAGCTGCGTGCACTCCATCTCGAACGTGCCGCCGTCGGCGGTCAGCGTGCCGAAATTGGTGTTGTGGTCCGCCAGCGCCGAAATGCCGAAGAACGTGAACCAGTTGTAGAGCTCGCTGGCATCCTTATCGACGACGATGCCCTTGATGCCGCCGAGGCGGTGGTATTCGTGCGTCAGCTCGATCCGGGCGCGCAGGCCGAACGGACCGCTGAGCCGATCATCGATCAGGCCCTGCGCCGTCTGCAGCTGCGGCTGACCGGTCAGCTGGGCCTCCGCGAGCGCGTTCTGCACCTCGTCCGCGTTCACATACGCCTCGATGGCGATATGCGAGACCGTCGCCTTGCGCATGTTCTGCTTCGCAAAGGCGATCTCCTTCGGGGGCGCGCCGCGCTCGCTGGTCTGGACGACCTCGAGCGTGCCGTTGCGCTCCGCGACCGCGATGTCGGTGGTGCGGACGCCGTCGACCGCATAGAGGCCCATGGCGCCGAGCAGCTGCGGCGTGTACGGGACGTTGTTGACCTTGGATGTCAGGGTGACGGCCGAGAAGGCGTCACCCGTGAAGACGTTGGGAAGCTCCCACATCGAATGTGTCTCCTTGTCGAACGGGATGGGGTGGAGGCGCGGTCAGGGCCGCGCCGGCCGTCAGCGGACGATGATGCCGACCGCGGCGAGTTGAGTGGCCGCCGCCGTCTTGTTGGCGGCACTGGCGCCGGTGAAGTACTCCAGCGCGTTGCCGTTCACCTCGGCGTCGCGGGCGATGATGACGGCACGCTTGTCGCCGTCCGTCGCATCGACGTTCGCGTAAAGCACCGCGACAGCCGTCTCGGACCCGTCGACGTTGCCCGGGTTCCACTCCTTGTACTTCCCGTCGGCCGTGACCTTGCCAAGCACGGCGCCGGCCTTGAGGTTCTGGCCAGTCAGAAGCGTGACCTGCTCACGGCTCCGAGCGCCATTGGCCTCGGAGGCGAGAAATTCCGCTGTGTAGCGGCCTTCGGTGATGACGGAAGGCATGGCATTACTCCTTCATGATGCCGTTCATATGATCTGCGGGGATCGCCCGGGATCGGGCGCGCTGGTCAGGTGGCTTTGATGCCGTTCATGCGGTCGTAGATCGCCCGGTGATCGATCACGGGGCGAGCGCCTTCCGTCTTGGCATCCGAGGCGATGGTCGAGCGGATTTCGGGGGACTGCGCCGATACCAGCTTGTCGAAGAGCGCCGCGCGGACGTCGTCGACGCTGGCACCGGCCGCGATCTGGTCGTCGGCGAAGCTCGCCGGGATCGCGGCACTGATCTTGCGGGCGTCGCCGACCATGGCGCGGATTTTCGCGGCGCGGCCGACGGCCTCCTTGACCTGGTCCATCGTGGCACCGCTCTTGATCAGCCCGGCCGCCATCGTCGCGGCACTGTTCTTCACGCAGTAGTCGACGACCTCGGCGGGATCGGCGGCACCGGGCTTGGATGCCTGCGCGCCCTTGCCCTCCTCGCCCTCGGCCTTCTCGGGCTCTTTCTTGTCGTCGGGCTTCGTGGCCTCGTCCTTCGTCTCGGACTCGGGCTTGTCCTTCGGATCGTTCTGCTCCGCCGACGCGCCAGTCGCCGGCTTCTTCCCGTGTGCCATCGTCAGCTCCTTTGCTGTGGCAGGTGATTGCGCGGCGACCAGCACGCGCGAGGACGGCCCGCCTGCGCGGACCTGTTCGGTGAGCTCGGCCAGCGTCGCGTCGAACGACTGCACGGCATCGGCGAAGCCGACCCGCACGGCCTCGTCGTCGTCGTAGACGGCGGCCTCGGTGGCGAGCACCGCATCGGTGTCCAGGCCACGGAAGCGGCCGACGGCCTCGGCGAACTTGCGGCGCGCCTCGTCGAATTGCGCCTGGAAGCGGTCCTTGGCTTCCTTGGCGAGCGGTGCGTGCCCCCAGCCATCGATTTTCCGGGCGCCGCTGTAGATGGGCGTGTATTTGAGGCCCGACTCCTTGTCGTAGCCGGACTGGTCGATATGGATGCCGACGACGCCGACGGAGCCGACGGAAGCGATACGCGGCAGCGTCAACCGCGTTGCAGCCGCCGCTAGGCCGAAGGCGGCAGACGCCGCCAAACTGTTCGCGCTCGCCCAAATGGGTTTCAGGGCTGCTGCCGCGCGGATCGCGTCCGCGGTGTCGAGCATGCCCGCTGCCGCGCCGCCGCCGCTGTCCACATCGAACAGGATCGCCCTGACCCGGGGATCGGCGATGGCCGCGCTGAGCGTCAACTTGATTGCGTCATAGGAGGCAAAGCCGCACCACGCGGCGAGCCAGTCGTAACGGTCGGTCAGCGCGCCGACGATCGAAATGACCGCAACGCCATCTGCCGTGAGGCCGTATTCGCCGATGCCGTCGGCGACGTCCACGGGCTCGGCCTCGACGATCGTCGCCAGCCGTTCGAGCACGGCCTTGCGCTTCTGCGCGGCGAAGCTGTCCGGATCCTGGCTCGCCTGCGGCGCCATGAGCCCGAGGCGCGGCCCGTTGGCATCGAGCATCGCCTTGAGGGCGTACGGCTCGATGAACAGCGGTTGGCCAGCGAGCCACGACGCAACCCGATGGCATACGCGCGCGTTCATGCGTGGCCAGCTCCTTTATCGGCGCTAGTCGCCATGCGCGCGCTGACCAGCGCCGCGATCTTCGCCGCTTCGCTCCTGACGGTCGGATCCGCCGCCAGACGCTCACGCTCCTGCCGCTCGCGGCGATGCCATTCGGCGCCAGCGTCGCGCTCGCCTGCGGCCATGCGGATGAAGAGTCGTGTGAGCTCATCCACATGCAGCTGCAGAATGTCGCGCAATAACTCACGGCCATCCCGAGATGCCAGAAGCGCCACAACTGCACCCCTGACGTAGGCCCAATCCTCGGCGGCTTGATAGGAGGCTCTCAGCTCGCCACCTCGTCGGGCTATTTCCCTCGGGTCAGTTGAGCTTTCGAAGGCGGCGCGTGCGCTACACTGAAGAATATCGATTAGTTCGCTCCTGGCGCTCGGATCATCATCGTGCTGCGTTGGCGCAGGGATCACCGGATCGGCTGCCTTTCCGGAGTTGCATGTCTCGCAGGATGTAAGAAGGTTGCCCTCGTCGTTTGTGCCGCCAGCCGCCACCGGAACGATATGATCGATAACAAGTGTGGCGTCTGGAGCCGCCGCGCCGCAGTAGTGGCAGCGAAATCCGTCACGCTTCATGACGCTGAAGCGCGTCTTGGCCGAGATCGTGGTTCTGCGGGGCTTCTTGTCTTTAGGCATCGTTAGATTCCTGCTCAAGGCGGCCTTGCGCGGGGCCTTCGTCCATCACGTTGCCGTTCTGGGCCGCCCCGCCGCCTTTGGCCGGATTCCGCCCGTCGCTGTCGTATTTCAGGCCCAATTTGTCGGCGCTGGCATTGTCGGCGGCCTGCTCGGCGTCGATTTGCCGGGCATCGTTCCCGCGCTCGCTCGCTTTTTGCGACCGCGAGGCAAGTCCGTTGCGGATTTCGAGCGCGATGGCCTCGATGTCCTGCTTCGGGTTGATGTACGGCCACGCTTGCGCGATCCACGGCACCGTCCGCGGCGTTTCCTGCTCGGTCAGCACGCCGTTGAGGCGCGCCAGCGTGCCCCAGCGCACCCAAACCGGCCGGCAGAGCTGGAACACGATCAGCGAGTGCTGCCACATCTCGCAGCGGCGCTTGAATTCGTTGAAGGCGGCGCGCCAGGTCCGGTCGTTGATCTTCGAGTAATCGCCGCTGAGCTGCTCGTAGAGGATGCCCGCGAAGGCGGCGAGCGCCATCTTCTGCTCGCGCATGAAGATTTCGTATTGCCCGCCGACGTCCTGCGGCGTGGACCACTCGACCTCTTCCCCGGGCTCCAGGTACTGCAGCGTCCCGGGCTCCAGCGTGACGTTCCCGACGCCGTCCTCGACCTTTGAGTCGTCGCCCCAAATCTCTTTGAGCTCGTCCGTGGTGATGCCCTGCGGGAGGTTCCGCCGGACGAATCCGACGAGGAGCGCACTGGTCTCCTTCCGCACGACCTCGGCGTCGTCGTACCTGTCGAAGCTCTTCAGCTTCGCGAGCGACTGCGTCAGCCACGGGTCGCCGCGGAGCTGGCCGGGGCGGGCCGAGATGGCATCATAGACGTGCAGCACCTCGGAGGCCGGCACGCGGACTGGCTGCGCATCGACGACCGGCAGGACCGCGGCATCGCCGGGATGCTGGCGGTACATCCAATACGCGACGCGCTGGCCGATCGCGTTGAACTCGATGCCCTGGCGGATGTAGTTGCCGTTGCTGAGCGCCTCATTCTTCTCGAACGGCACGTAATCCGATTCGAGAACCTGCAGCTGCAGCGGGACGGTCAGGCCGTCTTCGCGGCGCCGTGTCCGCAGCCGCACGAAGCACTCGCCGCTGACGACCATCGCGCGGGCAACCTGCGCCTGAAGGCCGTAGAAATCGAGCGTGCCGTCGGCGCTGGCCTGATCGGTCCACTCGGCCCACACCTCGCGGGCCCGCGCGGATGCCGGTTGCGGCATGATGCCGGTGCCGACCATGTTGGCCACCAGGCGGTCGGCCATGACATGGGCGAAGCCGTTCTTTCGATCAGCCTCGCGCGCCTGATCGCGCAGCTGCGGCCCGGCGTACTGGATCGCCGCGTTCGGCCCATAGTTGGGCGCGCGCATGGCGACGGAGCGCCGGCCGGTGCCGACGGTCTCGTATGCGGACGATGCATGGGGCTTCACGTAGACGCGAGTGCCCTTGATCCTGAATCGGACCGCGGCGGCCATGCGCTAGAATCCCTTGCAGCTGTTAAAGCGCACGGTGCGCACGCGCGTCGTTGACGACCCGGCAACTTCCGCCTCAATCATCGCCAGCGTCTGGCGCATCTCGGCGAGCGAGCGATAGACGACGCGCGATCCATCGGAATACGTGACGTCGCGGGTGCCGCTGGCGATGGCCGCCTTCAGGGCGTCCGCATCAGATTGCGTCCAGGCCATCACGCACCTCGATCGTGTACCAAGCGCAGATGCTGCGTGCGGCGCACGCGACGGGGATCGCTGCACCGGAACTCGTGCGCGGCGGTGGCGAGATAGACGCGCGCCGCTTCGTGCAGCGCGTTGATCGCCGAAAGATCGCCGGCCATCGCTGCGGCTGCGGCCGACCGGAAGCGCAGCTGAGCGTCGCTGAAGGCATCGCAGGCCGTCGCCATGTTCCATTACCTTCCGACGAAAGAGGATCGGATCACGCGCCGTTTCCGCGGCTTGGGTTTCGTGTCGTCTTCAACCGGCCGCACGACCGGCGCTGGCGCCGGTTCCGCGGGCTGGGTTGCCGGCGCGGGCGATTCGGTTGCGTCCGGGGCCGGATCAGGCGCGCCGTCATCCGTTTTGGTTGCCATCGCGACCGCCTCCACCACCGGCTTGCCGGCTTCGAGCGCCTTGAGGAACCGGCGATCGAGCTGCTGCAACCCGCACACCGCCGCGTAGGCGTAGACCAAGCAGACGCCGGCCTCGTGCGATTCCTTGGGCTTCACCCATTCCGTGAACCCGCCCTTGCGGATCGTCAGCCGTTCCCGTGTCAGCTGGCGGAACCACTCGTCGTCGAGATCCTCGGCGCCGGCAGGAACCTGCGCCGGGAAGTGGATATAGCGGGGACCCGGCTTCTCGACGGCGAGCGAGCGGTAGACGAAGTCGCGCGCCGCGTTGCCGCCGATCAGATAGACCGTCCCGCCCTTGCCCTTCGTCGGCTTGCGCGGCCACACCGGGCGGCGCCGTCCGCGCTGCTCCGAGGCACCCTTGATCGCCCAGATCCGCGGCGTCGATTCGCTCGCATGCCGCGCCGCGAAGTCGTAGGTCTCCGCCGTATGATGGCCGCCACTGTCGATGCAGGCCGCCGAGATCGGATAGCGGCGCCCGTCGATCGCGACAAAGCTGCGCTTCAGCAGTTCACGGAGATCCTGCCAGACCTTCGGTTCCGACGGATCGCCGCGCAGGATGAAATGCCCGATCAACCAGCATTCCCCACCGCGGCCCCAGCCGTAGATCGAGACCTCGATGCGTGGATCCTTGCCCTCGCCGGACTGCACGTCGCAGCCGGCGGTGACGAACAGCACGCCCGGCGGCATCTCCGCGGGATAGGCTTCGCGCCGGCCCGTGAAGCGCTCGACCTTCAGCTCCTGGCCGTAGGTCAGCTTGTAGGGCCGGCCGAGACGCAGGTTCACGAACGGCTGCACCAGCGTCGCCGGGTCGCTCTGCGCCTCGACCCATTCCTGCACGATGATCGGCCAGGCCGCGTTCGGGTTCAACGACATGCCGGTCCAGAGATGGAACCCGGCGTGCCCCGGCGTCCGCGGCCGCGCCGTCGGACGCCACTCGCCGGCGGCGTCCATCTCGACCTTGTGGCCCTCGTCGATCGGCCGGCCGCATTCACGGCAGACGTACCAGACCTCCTTCACCGCGCCGAGGTCGTCGAGCTCCCATTTCAGCCCGTGCGCGACCTCCGGCCCGCCCCATTCGAGGAACTGCATCGCGTCGCATTGCGGGCACGGCACGAAGTAGCGCCGCTGATCCGATCGCAACCATTCCCGCCAAACGCGCGACGTTTCCTCGATGACCGGCGTCCCGCCGCGGATCTGCTTGCGGTTCCAGTACGTCTCGCCGCGGGTCCAGAGCAGCTTGAACTTGTCGCCCTGGCTCTTCGTCCCGCTCGGCGTCCAGCCCTCGGCGTCGACCTCGTCGGCCGCCTGGAACCGGGCCGGGTAGCGGCGAAAGGCATCATCGCTCGCCGCGCCGCGCAGGCGCAGGACGGCGCCGTTGGCGAGGAAAATATCCGTCAGCGTGTCGCGGGCCTCGCCCTTGCGGATCGGCCGGATATGCCGCGCGAGCGCCGGCGTGTCGCGCAGCATCGGCGCGACTTCCGAGCGCCCGAAATCCTCCGCATCGGGAATGGTCGGCTGCGCGACGACGCAGGTCGTCGGATCGTGCTCAAGATGGTAGGCCGTCGCCAGCAGCAGGAGCCGCGTATAGCCGACGCGCGCCGCCTTCGGGATCGTAATCAGCGGGATCGTCGGATCGCACATCGCGTCCAGGATCCCGCGTTGATAGCCGTAGAGCTTGATGCGACCGGTCTCGGCGCCGGTCCCCGCCGGCAGGTAGCCGTGCAGGTCGGCCCATTCCGAGCCGGACATCCGCTTGCGGATCGTCAGCGCGTCGCGCCGCGCCCGCTCGAGCGTTTCGACCAGGGCCGCGCGGCCGGCTGAATAATCACCCCTCCGGTGCTGACTGACCCGCGCCGAGGCGTCGATCATGCTGCAACGTCTCCAGCGCCTCGGCGATCGTCTCGTCCACCAGCTCCTGGATCGCCGGCGCGCTGCTCATCGTCGCGGCGCGGCCGGCCACCTTCGGCCCCACCGCCTGGAGCTGTGTCCGCAGCGCGGCGTACTCCTGCGTCACGACGTCGGTCACATCCGCCACGGCGACGACGCGCTTCAGGGCCTCGTCCGTCTCGATTTCGGCCGTGATCGCCTGGGCCACGGCCTTGCGCCGGTCGGCCTCTTCGCGGCTGATCTCGCCCGATTCGCCCTCGTAGCGGGCCACCGCGTCGTCGACGGCCTTGCGGATCCGCCAGTCGATCACGTCGGCGATGCAGATTTCCCAGTCGACGCCCCGCGAGCGGTCGGCCCGCGTCACGGCCGGGCAGCCCTCGGCCAGCCACTTGGCCAGCGTCTGCCGTGTCACGCCGATGATCGACGCCGCCTCGAAGAGGCTGAACGTGCGGACCTGCTTCGCCATCGCCCGCCGGAATGTTGATGTTGACCGGGCCGCGAAAGTCTCTCAGCCGGTGGTTTTGCACGGCCGGGAGCCCCACCCGCGGGGGTCGCCCCCTCCCAGGGGCCCCGCCCCTAGACCGCCCCGTCCTCGCGCTCCGGTGGCGCCTGAGCGGCCTTTGGCTCTACCCAAGCTAAGGGGGTAGCGGATCCGGTCAGCGCCTCTGTGGGCGCGTCTGGCGGGCTCTTGGATTGAATGTGATCGGAGAGGATGCGCTGGGCGGGCTTCGCCCGTGGCCCGGATCGCATCGTGCGTCCCGGCCTCAGGTGACCACACGGCATGCGTCCACGACGGCGTGGCGTTCAACGAGGGTCGCAGATCTTGTACGGTCACGCGACTCAACCGTCAATAGGTTTGATCCCTTGGCCGCTCAGGACTGGGGGCCGTACTTCGCCTGAAGCGTCTTCAAGGTCTGGATCTCCTGTTGGCGGCGCAGCTCCGCATCGCGTCGCTCCCGCGCCTGACGTGCGGCCATTTCCTCGTCCGTCTCGGGGCGGATGTAGTGGATCTTGATCCCGGCCTCATGGCCGCCGTATCCGTCGCTCACGCTGTCGAAATCGACCTTCACGACGTCGCGGTATTCGGGCGGCACGCTATCCAGTCTCTCCTGGAGCCACGCGATCGCCTCGGCCAGATTGCCCGGCGGCCAATCGCCTCCGTGACTGAATTCCTCGCCGTCGTAAACAGTGACGCGAACCTCTCGGCGATCCGTCGTGCTCATCGGTCAACCTCCCATCTTAAAAGCCATCCTACACCTCCTCGACCGACGACTCATCCACCTCGACCGGCCGCTCGCCGCCGAGGAAGGGCATCAGCACGGCGATCCGCTCCGCCGACCGCCGCTCGGCAAAGCGTGCAATCAAGCCCTCATAGGCGCCTTTCGTGAACTTCAGCACTTGGCCCGGCTGGTACGCTCGCATCGGCGGCGTCTTCGGCACGTCGTGCGGATTGACCAGCCCGGTCGAGTCGACCTCCTTGAGCAGCGCGTCGGCGATCTTGTCAGGCAGCGGC